CATGAATTTTGTATCCGTTCAACTCACGTTTTTGAAACGTGATTTTGTTGTTCGAATCTAAGTTTGTAGCGATGTAATCTGATTTTATATCCGATGTTTGAAAGTTGACTCGATTTTCTAATAATAACTTTCCACTTCCTTCAACGTATGAACTCGCATGCGTTGTCGCATTATCAACTATCCACATTGTAGTATGGAATAGTAAACGACACTACTGAAAGCTCACCTCATCCTTTGAGCTAATCTTTTGCGTACGCGACGATCTTCGCGAACAATTTTGATTAAACTAAACGACGGTAAAACTCTATAATTTTTGAGTGATTCCGTGACTATGATATATAGTATTAGATGAGGAAAAAACATAAGGAATTTGGCAACTCTTTAGAAGGTGGTTAAAGCCCACCCTGAACAAGTTATTTGTTCGAATTAAATTTTCGTTCTAACGCACTATGCTTTGCCAGGCAAATAGTGTGTAATCGTGAGAACGCTAGAAATTAGTTGATTGATTGAAGTTGTTTTTGGACTCATTGTAGCCCTGAAGGTAATCTTGCTTTGTGACAAAGCCTTCAGACAAGCTAGCTTTGAGACAGTCTCAATGAATTTTGATTGATGAAATCTTGAACTATCACGTTGACCTCGGCATACCAATTCTTTGGTTGAGTGGGTGCATTAAGGTTTCAGTACCAGCGGTATTCCGCCGTACTCAGTACTCCTAATTATGCTCGTGCTCTTCTGTATGGATGCGATTGTCGTCGAAGAGAGGAATCTCCGACCAAAACCTCGCCAAATATGAAGTCGGAAAAACAGGTTTAGTGTTGAAATAGCACCCCAGAATTTATTCTGGTGATACGGGTTAGTACCCCGGCCCTCCTACGGGAGAGTTTATAACTCCTAGTCTTTTAAAACAAGTCGGCCCCGGACAAATGTCTAATGCAGGGGAACCTGCCACGAGAAGAATCGTGGACGGAAGCAGCACCGAATCGCTGTCGAAGCATGTAGAAGCATGCAAACCATGTGCCTTTGAGGCACATAATCCCCAAGATATGGCCCGTTCCTGTATGGGTAACATCAGTTTTGATGTGTACAGGAAATGTGTGCACAGAGTTAAAAAGTGCCGCCATTGCCATGTCATTCCACTCCTCAGTAAAGAGGAGAAAATTGTTAATTATTTTGTTACCCACATTGGTAGTGATGGTCGTTTGATCACCAATACCGTTGGCGTGGGTGGCATTCGCCCCCAACAGGTTCAGTACGTTTTGAATAAGCAGCGAGAAGCTGCTCGCGCGTCAATGGACCCGAATTTTTCCATTCCAGAGCAGGGAACAGCTGAAGAACCCGACAGCTGTAGACCTGAGCCCCCGATAATGGAAGTTCAAATAGATCCTGAATTGCAGCGTTTGCATTCAGAACATTCAGTGATCACCGAACCCTCTTCGACAGAACATTTGAAGAGTTCAATGGGTTCACAATTGGAACAAGTGACTGAACAGATGAAGTCATCTTTTTCCACGCCCGTTGTGAAGAAAGCATCCCGCTGTTTAGAGCAGCTAGTTTTACTCTTAGTGGGACTTCAATATGATACTTCTCTTGAGGCTATAGTTACTCGATGTGTGCAATTCCTGTCGGCCATCACTGATGGTGGAATTGTTTTTGCGTTGAATGACTCGCTCATGAAGTATGTTGCTGGTGCCAAGGTTCCAGATTTGTTGAAAGGCAAGACAATCAAAGAAGCATTTTCAGTGGAGCAATCTGCTCCGTCAGTACCTGAGATGCTTTCTACCGAGTCTCTAGTTGTTTGGGAAACCCTTAAGCAGGGGATTTTTACCAAACATTTATCCTATATTCTCGGAACAGTTTTTGCTTTTTCAACTTGTAAAATTAGGAACATTAAGTTTAGTCACCCAGTTTATGAAAAAGTGCTGGAGCATGCACAATCAGATGAGATTGATGGTTTGGATTTGATTGACCATGGCATAAAGCTTTACAATTGGACGACCACAGTTGGCATGGCATGTTTGGAATCTCGTAGTCTTGAACCTTTGACTATTAATTCAAACACGCTTTCGAAATGTCACGCAAAGTACTATGAGTGGCATCGAAAGTTTTTGGATTTTAAGAGATCCGGTACCTCAACCATGGAGGAACGTCAATTGATGTACACAGAAGTCGAAGCAGTCCTCAAAATCTTGGAACGATTTTCCAAGGTTCAGAAGGAAAAATTCATGACTTTGCAAGCTTCTAGTTTGTTTAGAGAAGTTTTAGCATTGTATAATGATGTGCGTGATTTCGTACAAAAAATTGACCGCGTTAAAGTGGCCAAAGCCTACCACCTCACTGGTGTTCCAAAAGTGGGCAAATCAACTATTGTACCAAAAGTTTGTGAGCAAGTTTGTTTGGCTCGTGGAGTTCAATATCGTGAGCAAGATTGTGCTCAAATTAATTTGATGGCCCCTTACCAAGATGAACTCAATAACGCGACACAGACGATCGTCATTAACGAGACTATTCCGATCAAGGAACATTTGGCCAAATCAGTGGAGAATGCTTACAACACCTCTCTTGCTTTGGTCGATTCAGTTCCTTTTCACCCAAATAGATCAAGTTTGGAGGAGAAGTCAAAGAATACTATGACGCATATCGCTGTTATATCTACTGGAAATACTGCGCAACCTTTTATTCACGTTGCAAAAACACCTGGGGCTTGGGAGCGCCGGTATACAATTATTGATCAACGTGTGAAGGATGAATATTCTGATCCATTTGGTCGAATTGACTCGAGCAAAACTGATGGTTCGGATGATTACCATTGGTTTGATGTCTATGAAATTGTGTATGTTGGAAAAGAAAAGAAAATTGTTTATTTCGACATCAATGGTAAGCGTTCATTGAACCTTGACACAAAAGAATTGTTTGAGTTGATTCGTCAACAATGTATACAACATTTCGCAGAACAAGATCGTCTTGATGAGCAGTATCGGATTAAGAAAGCCGGCGGTTGCTTGACGTGCAAGCGTTTGTCTTTTATGTGCGTTTGTCCCAATGTGGAAGAAAAATCCACATCTGGTGATAGGATTCGCATGATTGAAGCCAATGTTGCAGAGTTACCTGCAGAAGAAATTTGTCCTAATAGAACTATGGTGGGGCATATGGGAACTCCTTGTCACTTTCACATTGGAGGCATTTGTTCATATTGTGGACGCGAGGATCCTGTTTTGGAAGAAGAACCAAAGGATCCCGAGATGGGAATCGCGATGACTGCCATTAGTACAGTCAGTTCACTAGCTTGGCAATCGATGTTACCTTGGGTAAATCCATTCATAAAGATGAGATGGTTGTGGAACATCGACAACAATGTGATGCGTTGTTTTCATGAGGAAATCGTGGAAGAATTGAGTTATTGGCCTGAATATGTAGGCTGTACTACTTTCACTTTGATTCCACATTCATGGTTGCAGCGTCCAGATGGATCACTCACTTGGTTTGGTAAGAGGAAGGAGAATTTTTTGAGGATGGTAGCTGCTGAAAGGCAGATTTTTCTACCTCTTTCGTATCTTTTCCGAAGAGCTTTGATTTTGGGATTGTTGTCTTTTGTTTTATTGTCTACTATTGGAGCTACTATGGAATATTTTGGACTCAATCCTCGAGAATATGATCAAGTTGTTTTACGCGCTCACACCTATAGAGAATGGGGTTGGTACTATTTTTACCCTCAATATTCCCAATTTGTGATGGAGAGACGTGAACTCTATGCTGAGTTTGGAATTTTGACAGAGCG